GCCGTACCGGTTAGGTTAGTCACTACGCCAGAGGCTGGTGTACCAAGAGCGGGGGTTACTAGTGTGGGGCTGGTTGAGAGAACTACGTTACCCGAACCCGTGCTAGTCGTTACGCCGGTACCGCCGTTGGCTACAGGTAGCGTACCCGTAACACCCGTAGTAAGGGGTAGGCCCGTACAGCTAGTGAGAGTGCCGGAAGTCGGTGTACCCAAAACCGGTGTCACAAGTGTAGGCGATGTCGAGAGGACTACGTTGCCGGTGCCCGTGCTGGAAGTTACACCCGTGCCACCATTCGCGACAGCCAGCGTGCCCGCCAGCGTGATTGTGCCGCTCGTGGTGATCGGCGAACCTGTGACCGTCAGGCCGGTCGTGCCGCCGGAGAACGCTACACTGGTGACGGTGCCGGCATTGCCAAAATAAGCCAATGACGCCCAAACGGTCGATCCATTACCGATCTTGAGTTTGTTGGTGTCTGATTCCCAGCCAGGTTGGCCGTTCGCCAAAGTAGGGTTGGCCGAAGTCCAGTTGGCGGCTGTGTCTTTGCGGAGTTGGATCGTCATCAGGCCGCTCCGTCGTCAAACAAAAATACGCCAGAAGCAGATGCTGTTCCGTCGTTGATCGCGAATAGCCCGCTGGCGCTCACAGACGAACTAGTGTTGTTTATGATAATGCTAGCACTTGGAGCCAAAGATAAATCTTGTAACGACGACCAGACAGGTTGTAAATATGTCTGTAAGTCTGGTGGCAGCGCGGCGTTCAAATCTTGCACTTGGTTTTGCACGACTGCCACATCGTCAACCGACGCGCCGGTCGCTTGGCTTCCCGTCGCCTGCGCCAGCGTGTCGATCATTTGGCTGTATGATGCCGCTAAAGCGTTAGCGTCAGGCGACAGCGTAGATGCGTCTTGCGATGTCTGCGCTGAATCCCGCAACGACAGAAGGAACCTGTACCATTCACGAGAGATTGCTCCCGTCCGCGCGTCTAGAAAGTCTACGCGCGGCGGCGTGATCTGGGTAGGGTTGATGGGTATCGAAGCCATCAGTACAGCGTCCCGCTGAGGATCAGTTCCGCGCCCATGATGTAGACGCGCACGGGGTCAGTCCCCGACACCTCATACACGCGGTCGCGAATCTTCAGGGTCATGCCGAGCCGGCGCCAGATGGCGCGGACGCCGTATCCGCCAATCTTGCCCATCGAAGTCCAGTGTTCATTGGACCATGTGTGCCCGCCGTTGCCCGACCAGCGCAGCATGACCTGAGGGTCGCTGCCTTGGCCGTCGTTGAGGCCGACGCCCGTCTCGCAGTCTAGCTGGAGGCTGTGATGGGCTGTACGCTTGAGGTCGTTTGAGCCGGTCGGCAGCGCGCGCCACGATCGCAGCCATTTCTGCGGCTGGCCGTTGTCCTGATAAACGTCAAGGTCGAACGTGTAGATGTTGCCATTCTCAAAATCGCCGATGACGATATTACCGAGAAAGTTGCACATATTTTCGCCGCGGTGGCGCGTGAACACGCCGTCCGCAAGCCCGGCGCGCTCGTGCCAAGCGCCGGTCGCCGCGTCGTAGACCCACGTTGCGTTGGCCGACGGAAAGTTCAGCACGTAGAAGCTATGGCCGTCCTGCTGGTACGTGTACGCGGTTGCGTCTGAGATATTTTCGTACTGCTGGATCTGCCATTCGACAGAGTGCGTCGAGACGCGCTGGCCGATATAACCAGAAGCCTTGTAGACCATCCCGCGTCCGCGCGCGTCTTGGCCGAGCCAGTAGATTTGGTTGTCCATCTTGGCGATGGAATACGGCGCGGCGCAGCCGAGTTCATTGAACGCGCCAGGGATCGGCCCGAGGGGGAAGTCCGTCGCCGCAGTGTTGTACCAGACTTCGGTGGTGTCGGTGCCAAACACCCACAGTTCGCGGTGATCGGTAAAGACGGCCACAACGCCGTCGGGCGAACCTTCGGCGCTGGCAAACTCCAGCGGGTCGATGCTGGTGCCATCCAGCAGCGAAGTCACCCAAATCCGCTGGCTGTCAGGCTCGTTGAAAACGAAGTAGCCGTCCAGATACGTGACGGTCCCGGCGCCGGGAAAATCGGGGTCTGTAATTTGCGCAAACACATTAGTCGCTTCGTTGTAGATGTACCCGTAAGGGTTGGCCGCAATAAAGATCTGCGTGCCGTTGTCCGCAATCGACACCGGGCCAGTGCCGGCCACAGTGCCGATCAGGATCGGCGTGGCGGTGAGGCTCGTCAGCTTGTAGAACTCGTTCCCCGACACGACGTAGAAGTCCGCGCCGTTGGTCTGGTGCGCCCACAGCCCACGGATCGGCCCAGTGCCAATCGTCTGCTGAAACTTCAGCCCCGGCGCACGCTGAAGAAAGGCGGGCTCTTTGCCGCCCTCCGGTACAATCTCCGGGAACAGATTGACCATGCGGTTGTCAGCAGCGTTGACGCTGCGGGCGACGTAGGCCGACCCGAGGATCGGGGTATGCATTAATAGTTACCCGCAAAGATGTTGAACCGCTGGCGCGTTGCGACGATCGAGTACGGCAGCGACATGATGCCGTTCGGGTTGTTGATGCGCTTGATGTCGCGCTTGCTGGTCATGGCGATGCGCTGCACTTGGCGGGTCGGCTCGACGCCGTACATCGCCGCAATCTCGCAGGCGAGATTGTAGCGGAACGCGCGGAGGTAGCCCGGCGGGAACGCGAGCGTGGTCGCCAAGTCGGCGGGCTGGTCCAGCACCTTGGCCGACACCACATGGAACTCCAGCAGCTTGGTCGGCACCGGGTACACTGCCATCTGAATGTCAGGGTAGGTCATGTTGACCCACAGCACCTGAGGGTACGTCGAGGTCACGGTCTTGACCGCGATGCCGTCGTACTGCTGCTGGTTGATCAGTTTGATACCGTAGCTGATGCCACTGGCGGGATCGCGGAAATAGGTCGCGTCATCGACCAGCACGGGGCGGTTGATGATTGCGAGCGGATCGACCGGCGTCAGCGACCCAGACGGCCCGAGCGTGGCCGTGCGCGTGCCGGGCAGCCAGTTGACGACCTGATCTTCAGTGCAGAACACGGCGAGGCGTTCCGTACTCCACGAGTCGATCATCTGGTTAAGGGCTTCAAGCGCGTCTGCGGCGGTTGCTGCGGAAGGCACTTCACCTTCTGCAAGTTGGCCGATCAGACTTAGCGCGCCGTTAATCTGATCGCTCGCCGTCGTCATCAAGTTCGTCCTTCACTGCGGGCCTGCGGCCACGACGTTTTACCGCCAGTTCATTAGCAGGAACTGCCGCGTCTGACGACTGCGTGTCGGGATCATACCGCATCCAGCCGTGGGATTCATCATAAATCGCTTCAGCTTCCATCGTGGCGACCTTGGCGCCGTGAACCGGATGGCTGAGATAGATAACAGACATAAGGTATCCTTAGAAAATGGGCGGGCCGAAGCCCGCCCATCTCATTAACCCGCGACGCGGTACAGCGAGTACGCCGCGTCGCCGGTCTTGACGGCGCGGAACTTTACCGCCTTGCTTGCAACGCCGGCGCCCGAGCCGACCAGCGTCCAGCCCGTGCCAGCCGTGAGAGTCGGAACGCCGGTGCTGGTCGCCAACAGGTAGATGTCAAAGCAAGAGTTGACTTTCAGGCTGGTCAGTTCAGCGTCAATGCTTGCCGCAGTCGGAAGCGCCAGATCAGCAGTGCTGCTGGACGTGTAGACGATGATAGACTGCTCAAGATTAAGCACGGTCAGGGTCGCAGCCGCGGTATACGCGGTCGGGATGGCCTGAACGCCAATCGTCGCTTCGTTCAGGTTGCCATCACCAAGCTGATAGCCGCCGGTACCATTAGGAAGTGCCATGATATTTCTCCGTTCAGATTAAGGTGGCCCCCGGCGAACCGAGGGCCAGCTAAAGTTAACCCCAGATGCGGGCAGCCATCGGCGCGCGGATGGTATTGAAACCATACAGAACGTCGATACGGCAGGGCATACGGTCGTTGTTGATGTCGTACTGACGGACAACGCGGAGCGAGATGCCGTTGTGGACGGCACGCGACGCCATATCGACGCCCTGCGGGAGCAGGAGATCGGCGGTGGCGAACGTGATGGCGTCCTTCTGGTAGACGAGGTTCTGCGGGTAGCTGGTCGAAGCAGCACCAACAAAGGTCGTCACGGCGCTGGCTGCCGGGAACGCGCTGACAGTCGCCAGAGCGTTGGTCGGGGTGTAGATCGCGGGGCTGATCTGCACGCCG